GAGCCTGATTTGTCGAATTTAGCCTTCGCCGCTTGCAGAGCTTTCGTTTTATTCGCCTGGGGAGTCTTGGGCCTAGCTGTACCAGCTTCCGTACTTGCCATTGGGGCTTTCGGTTTTGCGGCTCGTTTAGCCTTCTGACCTTGCCTTGTCTTTACTGCATTTAATCCTTCCACCATTAATCCCAAAGCAAAATTGGAATTAGGCAGATATTTAACTAAGGGCTTATACATCGGAGATTCCTTTACTTGCATGAATAGCTTGTAATCATCACTATGCTCGTCTCCAAGAAACTCGAAGGTCTGCATAGCTTGTTGATCCGACTGTGTACGCTCTTGTATCCATTTATGGCGGGCGGGTGCATCCTTACGCAGAGTCTTATTTGCGTTTAATTTTATTCGGCGCAACTCAGACTTGGTGTAGGCTTTATCCCCATCCTTTACCACAAACTCATTACCGCTATCATCATAATCTACTTCGTTGTCGATATTCTCGTCTACCCACTCTAAGAGGGTGGTAAGTTGCTCGACTTCTTTCTGTAGTGACTGAGCGTCATTGATGTTGTGAAAGGCATTATCCTTGAGGAACTCAGGTAGTTCGACACTAGCGGGTGCTTGCTGGGCTTCTTCTGCCCTGGCTTGCAGTTCCGCATTCTCTGCGAGTAGTGCTTTCTTCTGAGCGGTAAGTCTTCCAAATCGCTTGACGGCAGATGCATTCAGCGCCTTTGCGAGATCTCGTGACTGATCCTCGGATAAGTTATCCAGGTCGATATTAAACTTTGAAAGAACATCCGAAGGTTCTGCGGGCGGCGAAGATTCCTCTTCCTCCACTTGCTCCTCTTCGACAGACTGTGAATTTCCCTCTAAGACATCTGTAGGCTCCGCAGTTTCTTCAGCGGGTTCATCCGTCTCTTCGGTAAGTTCGGGTAATTCTTCCTGTGGTTGCTTGCCTTTCAGTAACTGATCTGCAAATTCTGCCATCGAAAGGTTGCCCTCACTTGCGTTTGTATTTTCCACGGAATTTTCAGAGGACTCCGAGACAACCTCTTTGGTTAATGTTTCCATAAGTCAACAAGGCTAGTAGCCTAGTGTAGCAAAATATAGACTTATGTAGTTACAGAGGCAACGAAAAAGCCCCCACGGCTAACCCATAACCGTGAGGGCTTAATAGTATGAACAATTACAAGCTATAGAAATTATCTAACTCTTCATCGATTGCTTCGAGCTTTCCTGTGAAGTGAAAGTGTAAATTTTGGTTCTCGATATTCTTGCGATTCTGTAGCTCGCGGATGGTTTCCTCCCGCATTGCTTCGCGTACCTCGATATACTTTTTAAAGTGTGGTTCGTTCTTAAGGAAGGTAAGTGCGTTAATTGCTTCTTCGGCATTTACTTCGTGGTATTTTTTCCGTTTGATCATATTACCATTTCATACTCATGCGGCACTAGATGTTTGTCCAAATTGTGTGGGGGCGGCTCCTAGTCTGCCAATCGTAGCGTTTTGTTTTTGCTGAATCTGCATTTGGCGCTGTTGCATATATGTCTTAATACGCTCTTGCATTGCCGGGTCTTGTTGGGCTTTTTGCTGGATGTCAGGTTGTTGTAACCATTGTTGGAATACTTGGAGTTTCATTTCGTGTGCATCGTTCTCACGCACATTGGGTGGTACTCCAGCCGCAAGTTCGGCTATGGTTTGACGCTCTTCCTCGACTGCTTTCTGTGTGGCAGTTTCCTTGGGTAAGACAATCTGCTCTGCCGCACCGGGCATGATTTGTCCGATTGCAAGCATTAGGAGTCGTTCGGTATCCACCACTCCATTCTTATCCATTGTGGATGATATTTGACCAATCGTCTTTACCCGTTCGAGCATTTGCTCAGGGTCTTGGGTGGCCACATCGTACTGCATATAAAAATCAAAGCGTTCTCCCGCCCTACCCTTTGCGTACTTCTGCATATCCTGTACACCTGTAACGCGAAAGTATTCTTCGTTTGGTCCATACTGTTGGTACAGGCTATAGACTTGATCCATTACATACTTCATATGGTGAAGTACTTTATTGATAAAATGTTGTTGCTTGATTTGCGACTCCACGGGATCGACACCGGGTGCATTGTTACCCATGTAACGATCAAACATTTCCTGTACTAATCTACGAACTTCCACGGAACCAGCATCGTAGCGTGGAGTATCCGCAAAACGAATCTCTCCAGGTGTACGATAAGGAATACGAACTCCCGGACCCCACTTTGATGGGGATCGGCCAAGGGGATGTTCTATTGGTGGGATTGTGCTTAAACTTTGACGGTCAATCGATGCATCGTACTCAACCTTGGTTACCTGTTGGAATGGTTCACCAACTTCGGGAATTGAGCGGGAGGAGTACAATCGTTTGGATGTCTTTTCGTAAGTACTTACAATGAAGGGATATCCACCATGACCATAATCCATAAGGGTATGCTTGGCATAAAGGTCGGCTACTTCGTTACAAAATACTGTGCAGTAAATACCAGGCACATCATCCTCATCGAGTAAACGCTGGTAACAATATACGATACGGATCGTCTCATCATCATCGCGAAGTATCTCGTCTTGTAAACTAAGGTTGTGAGTATACACATCATTCTCGCCCACATTCGCAGACTCGATTGCTTTTTCCACAAACTCTTCATCCCAATTCTCGGTATGTATCTTTGCACGCAATTGTTCTGGTGTCATGTTTAACACATGAAATACATAGGGAGCTTCTTGTGGATCGATGGTATAGTTCGGCCAAAAAACATCCTCGTCAGGTGCAAGTGCCTTGATGCGCGGACGACTTACAACCCTACGGAGGACAGGGACTGTGGTTTCTCCCTCCTTGCGCAACTCTTTAAGCATTGCTCGTGCCTTTGTTTTTGAGACATCGAACTGCTCGGCTATAGCCGCAGATAACTCCTCATCCATACTGCCATCGCCAATAGCTTCTGCAATTTGTGGAAGAGCCATTGCAATCTCATCTAGTTTGATGGACTGCTGTTGCTTTAGGTCTTGTTGCTCGTAGTACACATAATGAACCATCATTCCTTTTTCAAAGAAGTGATTAAGTCCGAGTTCTACTTGCTCATAAAAATCATCCATCTTGGAGTTAACCAACCAACGAACAAACATAGATATTACATTTGCCCGTGCGATATCGTTAGACTCTACAGGAGTTGCGACCAAATGTGCTTGGCGGATCGCGTTTAAAGACATTGCCACGCATTTATTTACCTGGTTATCCACCATGCGAATCTCTTGATCGCTGGCTCCATCCCAAGGAAATACCTCGCCTGTCTGACTATCAGCCGAGTGCTTCTTAAAATCATTGGACTTTCCCGCCCATATACAATTACGGACATCGTAGTCGCGTTGTCTACGATCTATCCACTCACCAAGGTCCGACTGTGTTTCACGGTAAGTATCCCGCAGATAATTGATATCGGGTTCCTTGGAGACGAATAAAAGCTCCGGGTCTGAGGAATTATGCATGCGTAGCTTAATGTAGTTCTTTGTGCTTGACTCGTCAATCTAATATCCACCACCACCGGTACACCGTAGGCTGGATTGTGATATATGATCTGCTCCACTAATCAATAAATAGCGGATACAATCGATCTGATCCTTGAAGTGTTCGGTACGAGATTGCCCGCTATACTCAAGTAGCGAAGTAATAGTATTGTCACATCTATCTGATACATAGAGCTTTGGGCAATTACCCGAAGTCATAGGCTCGGTATCATCCCATGATAACGCATCATTTATCTTAGCAATACCAGCCTCGATATCCACACCAGGTGCGGGACGAAATACAAAGTTAAGGTTAGCCATTTGGTTGATGATGTTACTCTCCCCCTCTTTTGTCCGTACCGTGGCCGCACCCATGCGGGGATCGACAATGCGTTCAAAGATATCCTCACCATCCTCTAAATCCTCGAAGTGGTTTCGGTAATCTTCGTAACCCCACCCAAGTGGACGCTGTGCGGGTCCAGGCTTACCCACACTCTTACCCAATGCATTTGTATGCGGTAAAGCCCATTGCCCCATCGTACTATCGGGGAACTCGCGGTAAATATATATCCGTCCATCCGGCATAACTCCCGCCCATATTGCCACCCACGGCTTGCTCCCGCCAGGGTCGCATACGAAATAGCGGGTACAAGCCAAAGAAGGATCGGCAATGAAGGGGATCTTCTCATGTGGGACAATGTTCGTTTCGCGATTGAACTTCGGAAAACGCCCCTCCATTGCCTTGGACGGTATGCCATAGAGACGGGCCAACTTCACCTCTAATGGTTGTTTGGAGTATGTGCGAATCAACTCCTGTCCATCTATAAAAGGGGATTGATCTGTATGGAAATAGTATATCCTACAGTTCGGCCAATTCGCACAAATTTGTTCGGTTGGAACTTCACGATCTAGTAGCTTTGAATACCTCGTACTAACCGTCTCTGCACCCTTGAGTAAACTATTGATCAATGGTGTCCAGCCTTGAAGGGTCGTAAAGGTAAGGATTAATCGTCCGTGGTAATCCACCGTTCTTCCGAGCAATGTATTGAATATACTTTCGGGAACCTCTTCATCCAGGTGAATTGCGTGTGCAGACCAGCCCTCAAATATCTGAG